GGGGCCGCTGCGATCGCGGGGTCGTAGCTCATGCGGTATCGCGGTCTTCGGGACAACGGCTGGCTTCACCAACTCCAGCACCTCCCGCATGGCCGCGATCTTGCCGCGCAAATACTGGCTTTCGCCATAGGCTTGGTCCGGCTGTTCGAGCCGGGTGCGGGCGGCCTCGATAATCTCCAGCGCCTTGGCCGCGACCTCGCGCCAAGTGTCGGTGTAGGCGTCGATCATGCTGCCTTTGCCTTCTTCTTCGGCTTGGAGCCGCCGCTGACATAGCCGCCAGAGGAGGTTGGAATCTCGCCGCGCGCCCGGGCCTCCGCCGCGTTCTTCTGCTCGATCGCCACCTCGGAGGCGAATATCCGCTCCTTCGACTGGTTGTCGAGTTCCTTGCCCGCCAGCATAGCCTCAAGCTCCTGCACGCTCATGTTGAGGTTGGCGGCCAGCCCGTTCATCTGCGCGTCGTAATGCTTATCAGCGACATACCGCTTGGTCGCATTGTCCTGATTCGATAGCTGGACCTGCAATTCCGCCCGCTTGATTTCCGCCTCCTTGGCCTCCCTCGCCTGATCGGCGGCCACCTTGGCCGCGACCGCCGCTTCGCTTTCGGCCTGCGCCGCCGCGAGCACCGCGTCGATTTCGTCGTCGGTCAGCATCACCTCTTCAGCCGGGATCATGTAGGCTTGGAAAATCTTCTTCAGCAGTTCGCGATTGCGCAGCATCGGCCCGAAGATCGGATGGCCGCCAAGCTGGATGGCGATCACCATGAGATTCTGCGCCTGCAATTCGCGCATCAGCAGCACGCTCGAACCGCGCGCGTCGACCTGATAGTCGCCCTTGATTTCCTCTTTCGGGTTGAACTGCATGTTCCAGTCGTAGGACCGCCGAATGTCCGGCGTGGTCACATCGTCATCGAAGTTCTTGACGAACGAGCGGAACACCACATTGGCGGAATTGTGCATCAGCGCGGTGCCGAGCGCCGTCTTCTCGACGTTCTGCGTGCCGACTTCGCCCTGCTGGCCCTGAATGGCCTGCGGCACCGACGACATCTTGTCGATGAACCGTTCGCAGAGGGCGATGATGTTTATCATGTCCTCCTGCCGGGCCTCGATATGGAATAGCTGAAACGGCGGGTTCTCCTTCTGGATGCCGTTCTTGGCCCGCCAGACCTTGCGGGGCTTCAGCTTGTAGTCGCCGTCTTCCGGCTCGATGTTCTGCGTGTCGATGATGACCTGCGGGCCGCTCGACACCCCGGCGTTGTCCATCATGGCGCGGAATGCGCCGTTCAACGCCGACTGCGGATCGCGCAAAAGCGCGGGCATGCCGTAGCCGAAAATCGAGGCTTCGTCCTTGATGAGATTGTAGACCGAGTAGATGCACTCGCCGGAATCGTATGGGTAGACGGCGAATTTCAGGATTTCGCCCTGACAGAACCAGATGCAGACGTTGATTTCGATGAGTGGGTCGATTTCCTCGATCTGCCGCAGCGCCTCCCCGGCGATCGTCTGCACGGTTCCGTCGCGGCTGGAGGTGAGCATGTGCATGGCGAGCGCCTGCATGTCCTCGGGCTCCAGCGGCCCATAGTATTCGAACACATGGTAGAGGTCGCCCGTGACCTGCTGGGTGGCCGCCCGGATGTTGCGAAGCTGTGCGAGGTAGGACGGCGCGGTGGTCGACGGGGCCAGCGTCAACAGTCGCCGGATCGCATCCTTGTCGAAGCCCTGTAGGTGCTGAAGCTGGCGGATCATGCGCCGGTTCATCAAGTGGCGCTCGAACGTGCCGTTGCCGTTCTCGATGTCGGTGGCGTCCATGTCGGGGAAGAATCCCCAAATGTCGACATCGCGGAATGCGGGTTGCTGGCCGGTCGAGATGTCGAGCCGGTACTCGCCTGACTCCTCATCGGTCTTCCAGCCGCGCCGCACCTTGTCGCCAGTGACCGGACCCTTGGTCACCCCGGTGCCGAGCTTGACGCTGCAATCGATCTGCTTGCGCTTGATCGTCTGGTAGCGGCATTCGGTCAGTTGGTCGTCAATCTCCTTCTCCATGAGGTCCGACCGCTTGCGGGCCTCTTCCAGCTTGGCCGACAGCATGGCCGCCGCCGCCTTCGCCTCATCAGCCTCCGCCTGCTTTTCCTGCGCCTGCGCGGCGAGCGCCTGCTGCTCCTCCGGGGGAGCTTCCGCGCCGATTTCCTGCGCTTGCGCCGCCTGATCCTGCGCGGCCTTGGCCTGCTCGATCTTCTCGCGCGCCGCCGCTGCGGCGGCCTCCACCTTGTCCGACAGCGTGGGTACGGGCGTCGGCGAAATGCCCCAGTTCTTCTCGTCGGTGGGGAATAGCAAGTCCTTCAGCCGGGCCGCCATCGCGTCGGTCTTGTCCCGGGTGACGTTGATGAAAAGCTGCGACCGCTCCTCCTCGAACAGGACCTTGGCGGTCGCCATGTCATAGCGCCCGTGATACTGCTCAAGATCTTCAATCCAGCGGGTTTCGAGCGATTGCCGCTTGCCGATGCGGGAATTGACCTCCGCCTCCAGCCGCCCGACGATCGCCTTCAACTGGTCCTTCGACGGTGGCCGAATCTCCTGCTGGCTGCGAATGCTTTGCGGCAATTGCGGATTCGACGCCGGGGGGTTTTGAACCATCATGTCGGCCATAATCAGTATCCTGCCCTGTGATCGGCGACACCCATGCCAGCGCCGTGGCCGTTCGGCTTCATCGGCGGCAGCGTGGCCACCTTGTTCCACGTCAGCCACAGATACCGCATGTCATCCATGAGGTGATCGGCTTGGTGAGCGACGATCTTGCCCTTTTCGTCGCGCTGGTAGACCCGGTATTCCGCCTTGAAGTTCTGGAGCGTCGAGAAAATCTTAAGCTGCCCGAGCACCAAGGCCTGCCAGACCGCGACCAGCCCGGCCTCCAATTCGTTGTTGGCGTCGATCAGCTTGAGCCCGAGCGACACATATTCCGCCTTGAGTTGGGTGCCGTCCTTCTGGCTGGAGCCCTGCGATGCCGGGTCGATCGCGCCGCGAATCCACTCGCCGCGCGTCTTGATCGCCGCCGCATGGACGACCGGAAGCTGCTGGCCCTTATAGTGCTCCGAGTACAGGTAGATGATCCCGTCGACCGGGTTTTGCGCGCCCCACAGCGCCGCCGTCCGGTTCCACCCTACATCCAGCGCATAGGCCTTCTTCCAGCCCCACGGGATCGCAAACGGCTTGACCTCGATGTCGCCGATCGGAACCGGATAGATCACGCCAGCGCCCATCGACGGCTCGCCCCTCGATCGCGCATCCCGCAGGTACGGCGGGGTCGAGTCCAAGAGTTCGCGCTTGCCCTTCTCGTCCAAGTGGGGAACGTCATCCCACCCGGCCTGCACGATGTATCTGGACGGGGCGACTTCAGGCATCAGTCACTCCACCAACTTCGGAAGACTCATCCCGCCACCCGACCCTATGAGGTCGAGCAGCAGCAGGATCACGATGATGCACAGCACCACGATGGCCGCCACCTTCAAAATCCTCTGCGGCGGCTCCGGGATGAATTGATCCACCACATACACGAATAGGTAGTAGAGAATGCCCATAATCAGCAGGTAAATGATGAGGTTGATAATCGCGCCTATCATCACAGCACCTCTCAGTTGTTCATCCAGCGTGACATGACCAGCATCAGGCCCTCGCGCTGATCTTCCCTGCCGTCGACCACGCCGGGCCGGGAGGCGAACACGCCACCTGCCCGCATGAACATCGGCTGGCCGGTCGGGAACACACGGGCCACCCATTCGACCTCGATGGAGTCCTCTGGCGCGGTGAGCGCCTGCATCTGCACCCCGGTGAGGGTGACTTGGACGTGGTAGCGAATGAGGATGGTGACGGTGCCATACTCAGTTTGCAGCGCGTCGATCGTTGACGCGCCCTGCGGCGGATCGTTTTTGTACGGGTGGGTTGGGGACAGAAGGCCCTGTAGTCCCCACTTCCAAGCGAGGTAGCCGTCGATCTTGGGATAGACGCTCTCGGTCAGATCGGCGTTGTAGAGCACCAACTCCGCGACATCGAAATCGCCGGTATCGGCCTGCGAATCGGGGTCGCGGCCACCCAGCCCGTATTCCCCTCCCATGCCGCCCGGCAGGCCGGAAGACGCCGCGACTGTTCCGTTCTTGCGAAATTCGGTGATGGTGCCGTCCGCGTTGCCGCCGTAAATCTTCCAGTCTTGGTTCGAGGTTGAACCAGTAAGGGCCGACACGGTATCGGCGAAGGCGTCCTGCCCGTCCGGCGAAAAGCCGACATAGAGGTTTTTCGGGGCCATCGCGGCAAAGCAGTAGCCGTCATGCGGGAAGCCGGTCACGGGGTTCCACTTGCGCACCACGTAGGCCATCGACCATATCGCGTCGGTGAACTCGGCATCGCCGCGCAACCGGCTTTGCAGCGCGGTGAAGCGGACGACCGGGCGGCCATTCATCGCGGTTGACCGATAGACCGGCAGCGGCGTGCCGACCATCACGGGATCGAGGCCGATCGCCTCATCCGTCAACGGCCATTCCGTGACCTCTTCGCCCTCCTCCAGATCGAGCATGGTGGCGTCGAGGTGGACCCTAAGCCCGCCGATCAGGCTGGGCCGCCACGGCAGGTAGCCGAATCGGATGTTGTTGAAGGTGATGAACGACATCGAGCCCGGGCTCACCGTCATCGCGACCATGTAGTTGCCGGACGGGTAGACCTCCATGAAGCCCTGCGTGACCGCGTGGGTGATGCCCAAGCTCATCGTCAACTGGAAGCCGGTGATGAAGACGCGCCGGTTCTCGACCGCCTGCACGTCGCCGACCGAGGCGACCAAGAAGTTGCCGGTGATGACATCGGCGTCGACATCGACACTGACATCCGCGATCACGTCGCCACGGCTCATCGTCATCTGATTGCCGGTGACGAAGACCTCCCCGGCAGAAGGCGTCGAGACGGTGACCGTGCCCGATGCGATCGTCATCAAGTTAGTGGTCAGCAGGCCGAGCGTCTGCGGCCCGGTGACGAAATCGTCAAAGAAATTGCCGATCGAACCGCCGCCGATAATCCCGGTATCGGTCGAGGTGAGTGTGGCCCCGATCGCTCCCGAAGCCATCAAGGTGCCGTTCTTGAACACATACCAGTTCGATCCGACCGCCGCGAGGCGCAGCACATCGCCGTCGACATAGCCGCCATCGCCCGAGTTATAGATTTGCGCGATGGTGCCGAGCCCCGCCGTCTCCCGCCAGACTTCGACATGCCCGAAATTGATAGCCGTGGTCGCGCCGTGGAAGAGGCCGACGAACTGATTGTGGTCCGGCATCCGGCAGCACGCGCCGGGGCCGTAAATCAATTCATCTCCGATCGCGGTGAACTCGATGAAGTGGTCGAGCACGCCGGGCGATGGGTTGCACTTGTACGCGGAGCCGGACTCATCGACGGAGGTCGAGCGCAACTGGTTGCCGCTGACCGCCAGCCCGGCGAACCGGCCATCATGCACCCACGTTCCGCCGCTTGAGGCGATCGGCGTCGATTCGAGTGGGCCGTCCGCCCGGTCGAAATGGTCGTAAAACAGCGGATCGGCGAAGGTGGTAAGTGGCCCGGCCTCGAAATTCTCGGCGACCTCGCCGATGAATCCTCGACCGACAATGCCGGTGCCGACATCGTTGAGCGCCGCGCCGATCGCCCCGCTCGACATCACCGCGCCGTCATTCTTGAGCGTCCAGTTGGAGCCCTCGCATTCAAGCCGCAGGAGGTCGCCGGTCGCCACCGCAGCCGCGCCCGAGGTGTAGAGGGTGACGAACGTGCCAGCCACCCGGCGAGCCACTACGACCTGCCCAGCGCCCGCGCCTTCGTTGCCGACATGGAAGCCGACGAAGTTGTTGCGATCGGCCAACCGGCAGCAGACAAACGATTGCGCGCCAACGTGCGAGATGGAGCCAGCCAGCCCGGCAGGCACGATGCACTCGACATAGTGGTCCGCCGATCCGACCGATGGCGTCTTGTAGGCGGAGCCGACGCTATCGGTGACCCCCGCGTACAGAATGTTGTTGAACACCGACAGCCCGTGGACGATCGCGCTATCCCATACCCAGTTCCAACCGCCCGAGGCGGTCTTGCACGGCGCTTCCTCCAGCCAGCCGTCCGCCCGGTTGAAGGTGTCGGCGAAGGTGGTTTCCGTGCCAGCCGAGACCGAGACGTTGTTGAGGCTCATCGTCAGCAGGTTGGTGGTGAGTGTCGCGCCGCTCGCCGCGCCGCTGGTCAGCCCGGCCTCGAAATTGTCGAGGAAAGGATTCTGCACCGCCTGCCGGTTATGGATGCCGACCCGCGTGCCGATCCAGCCAGAGGCCGACAGCGCCATCGAGACGATCAGCACGGCATTCAGCCGGACCTCGATCTGATCCCCGGCAATCCGCGCCTCGATCGTGTCGCCCGAGGCAATGCCGTGATTGGTGTTGTAGATCGAGGTGAAGGTGCCGCCCGTCACCCGGTAGATTTGCAGGTTCGCGCCAGCGGTTCGCAGGCCGATGTACTTGTCCCGGCTTTCGCCGCGCAGCACGACGAAGCTGTTCGCGCTCGCATCCCGGGAGGTCCACGAAACCCAGTGGTTGACGTTGCCGATGTCGAAGTAGGTGAGCGACCCGCCGCTGGTGGTGTTGGCCGCCGCCCACTGGTTTCCAGAAATGCCGCCCGTGTTGACGCCGAGCCCGTCCGTCGCCCACGTCTGCCCGCCCGAGGTTGTCGGAGTGTTTTCGATCCAGTTGTCGGCGCGGTTGAAGTTGTCGGTGAAGGTGGCCGCGCCCTTGTCGATGCCGCCGACCGATGGCGAGGAGGTCGACATCGCCACTTGCGAGCCGGTGGCGTTGACGCTGATTGCGCTGGCCAGCGACCCGAACTCAAGATCGTCGGCGAAGGTCGCCACCGTGGTGCGCGCCACCACCCCGGTATCCGTGGAGGTGAGCGTGCCGTTGCCGATCGCCCCGGAGGTGACGACCGTGCCGTTCTTGCGCAGTTGCCAGTTAGTGCCCGAGCACTCCAGCCGCAGCACGTCGCCAGCCGCGACAGCGCCGCCAGCCGAGGAATACAAGTTCGACAGCGAGCCGCCGACGCGCCGGTAGACCTCGATCACCGAGCCGTCATTGCGGACTCCGACGAAGTTCGAACGATCGGCCAACCGGCAGCAGACAAACGGGCCGCTCGAAATCGAGGTGGTGGCGACCTTGTACTGGGCATAGTGGTCCGCCGTGCCCTGATTGACCGACTTGTACGCGGTCCCGGTCGAGTTCGAGGTGTTGCAGCGAAGCTGGTTGGTGTTGATCTGGAGCCCGGCAGCGACCAGCCCGTCATGGGTCCAGTCGCCACCGCCCGACGCCGTGGCGGAGGCTTCCAGATTGGCATTGGCCCTATCGAAACTGTCGGTGAAGGGCATGCGTCGAGCCCTCCCGGGAGCCTTCGATCAGACGATCCTGATAATGGCGTTCGATGCGTCGGCGGCTGGGAAGATCACCGTGAAGTCGCCAGCCGACGATGACTTGTCGGACCCGAACGACAGCACGACCACCGAAGGATCGGCCACGGGCGTGGTCACCGTGTCGTTGTAGATCATCGCGCCATTGGCGGTGATCGTCGCGGTCGACCATGTGGTGTCGGCGAAGTCGGCGATCGCCGTCGACCCGGAGAGCGTCACGGTCTGCCCGGTGAGCACGTTGCCGGTCGCCGTGTAGCCGGTGCCCGAGACCTCGCCGGATGCCGTGTAGGCCCCGGTGGTGCCGTCGAGCGTGGCCCCCGAGGTGTACAGCGCCATCTTGAAGGTGTTGCCGCCTGTCCCGAGATTGTGCATCCCGAGCATCACGTCGCGCTTGAAATTCTGGCAGATAGCTTGCGTGATCGCCATCTCACTTCCCCTTTTCGAGCATCAGGTGAGTCTGATAGGCGCGGTCGGATGCTATCGCCCGCTTGATGCCGTCGAGCACGACGACCTTCATCTGCTCGCGGAAGGCATGGGCTTGGTCGCGGATCGGTTGCGGCGCGGTGTCCGCCACCCGGATCAGCTTGTCAACGATGCGCTCCGCGAAGAACTCGGGGGGATGTCCACCGTTCGAGGTGGTGACGACTTGGACGGTGCCGACAGCCATCGGCTGTTCGTCGGTCCAACTCATAGGATCAGCGCCTTCATGGCCGCGATGCGGTTTTCGAGGTCAGCCTGCTCTTTCGCGATCTTGTGCTCCAGCGCGTTGAGCTTGGACTCACGATCCTCCAGCGTCCAGCGCACCTGCGCCGCCAGCTTCTCCTGCTCGACCACCGTCCGCTCGCGCTGCTCGATTTCGTGGCGCTTGGCCGCGAGGGTGGCGAAGGCTTCCGCGAGTTCGCCGTCCTTCTTGGCGTACCCGGCCAGCATCTCGGAGTCCTGTTCGTCGGCCAGCTTGATCTTGCGGGTGAGGTCCGCCTCCCGCTTGTCCAGCCCCTCGCGGGCGAACGCGATGTCGGCCTCATGCTTGTCGAGTTCTTCCGTCTTGGCGGTGAGCACCTGCTCGCGCTCATCCAGCTTTTTGGCCAGCCCGTCGAGCTTCTGCTGCGCCGCGATCATGCTCGCCATTGCGTTCTGGATTTCGACAATACGGGCTTCCGTCGCTTGCGGATCGGAGACGATAGCGAGCAGCTTGTCGAGCGAATCGGTGGCCTTGACTGCTTCCCCCCGGGTGCCGCTCATCATGTCAGAGGCTCCCGATGACGGCGATCTTGAAGCTCCTGCCGGGTGGCACCCCGGTGAACCGGGTTTCGCCCGCAGCCATGCGCTGCGCCGTGGTCACTGCGGTGGGATTGACGCCCCAAGCCACGCAGCAGGCTTCCTGCGCATGAACCATCAGGAAGGCGGTGCGCTCATTGAAGGCGTTGGACTGGGTGGAAGCGCCGGTCACGACGACCGTTTGCTCCGCGTTGGCGGGCTCGACCCCAGCCGCGACCCCGTAGCCGCCAAGATCGCGGGCGAGGTTGGCGTACTCCGTCACGAACAGCGGCATGCCCGACCTCCCTCATCGATGTCTGTGAGGGCGGAGAATATTCCTCATATCGGTTGAAAACACAATCGCTTGTGTTTTTGGCCTCCGGGATCGATTCCAGCCCGACAATTACCCGGACGTTACCGCTGGGGTGGCACCTATGCGATCCTTGCATGGCGGGGCGTGTCAGCCATCCAGCAAGGGCGCATAGCTCAGAATTTGAAGTCGACCCCCTTGCTGCGGTCCTTCAGCCGGACGGCGAGGTCGCCGATCGCCCCGTTGAGCGCGCCGATCATCTTGGTCACGTCATCCTCGGTGTACTCGTACAGCGAGCGGTTGCTCAGGTTGCCCATGTTCTTGATGCCACCGAGCGTCCGCGTCATGCGGAATGCGCCAATGCGCAGGAACTTCTCGCGCTTGGTCTCGGTCCTGCCGGGATGCAACACCACGGGCGGCTCTGGCGGTGGGCTCTCATGCTGGGGAGGGACTTCCTCCGTGATCTTCCTGCGTGGCATGTCATCCTCCCTGTCAGTGCGCCTGTCGGCGCTTGTGAAGCGCGTCTTCCTTGCCCCGCGCATAGGCCCTTCGAAGGGCGTCGGCGATCTTCTCGATGCCGTCTTCAGCGTCATCGGTCAGGTTGTCGTAGATGTCCTTCGCCTCGATCGCATTCCAAGCCTCCCGGATTTCCTTCTTCATGCCCATCAGATCACCAAGCGCAAATCGAGTTCCTGCCCGGTGACCGAGCGCGGCGGATCGTGATGCAGCAGTTCGCGGTCGAACTCCCCGAGCCGGTCCTCATCGTGCGTCTGCGGCGAAATCAGCGGAATCAGGCAGGTGACCGGCGTTCCTGATTCGGTCTCGCCTTCCCACACCCGGGCGCTGGCCCCGTTGACCATAACCACCTTGTCCGTCGAGGCGATCGTGATCTTCATTGCTCGGGCTGCTCCTGCTCGTCCGCCTGCCGGTAGCGATCCTCACCCTCCAGAAACATCAGGTAGGCATGCGCCCGGGTGACCACCTGTTCGAGCGAGCCATGCGGATCGGCCTCCTGCGCCATGCGGAGTGCCATCTCGCGGCGGAAGTCGGCGCGATCGCGCTGCCGCCGCTCCTCCTCACCGGCTTGACTGAACACCCCGACATTGGCCCGGTTGACAAATTGTTGCTTGGCCGCGTCCGCGTAGCTGCCCGGGCCGCCCTTGCCCTCGACGGAGAGCGGAAGAGGCGGCGGCATGCGCAGGAAGTCGCCTTCAGCGTGCGCCGTGGCGTCCATGCTAGGGTCTGTCGGCTGCGGGCCGGTCACCCCGTAGGGCTCATCGAAGTCGCTATCCTCCATGTCGGGAGGCGGCGGAGGCGGCGGGTCCATCGGAGCCGTCAGGTCCACCTGCGTTTTGGTAGGCTCGATATACGGGATCGGCTTTGAGGTAAGCGCCTCATCCTCATCGAACTCGGGCAGCTTGTAGCCCGGCATTCCCGTCACTGGGTCCTTCACGAATGGCATGGTCATCCTCCCTTGGAATTTCGTACTACACCCGAGTGCGCGATTATTCAATCCGTGATCCCGGCACTATGAAATCCTGAATGGCCCCTCATCCGCCAACTGCATCACCGGGACGATCGACCAATCCTCCGCCAGCATGTCCGTCTGGCTGGCCAGCCACGGCACCAAATCGCCCTGCACGGTTCGCATGAAGATGTACGGCAAGGTCATCTTCGAGTTCTCATCCGGGACTTGCAGCGCGAGGTACATCCCCTTGCCGTTCCACCCCTTGCGGCACACCAAACCGCCATCCCGCAGCCGATCGAGCGCCCAGCCAAAGTCGGTCTTTTCCATGTCCGTCCTCCTCAATTCAGCCGCGCGCCCGGCAGCGCCGGGACTCCCGCGAGCGTTCCACCTGCCAGCACAAGCTCGACCCCGGCGTCGGTCAGCTTGAAGGTAAGCCCGTAATCCTCATCATCGACCGGCACGCAGAGCCCGGCCCGGTAGGCCGCGCGCCATTGTTCCGCCCGTTCCTCCGAGCATTCCTCATCCGCGATGAACTCCGCGAGCACACGCTCGACCAGCAAAGCCTCATCCATCGGTTTCCTCCTCGAACCGGGCCAGCGCCCGGCGCAGCGCGTCCGCCTTGATCTGCGTCTCGACGCTGATAAGCCCGCCGTTGCCGCCCTTCCACTGTGTGCCGATCATGATCCCATTGTCATCGAACGAGATGGATTCGACCAGTTCCTTGGCCGCGTGCCATAGCTGGCCGACCGACTCCGCCCACAGCGACACCTCATCCGGGTTCATGCCCTCGGGCGTCAGCGTCATCGCAATTCCTCGAACGCAGCCCAGTCGAACACGAAGCAAGGCTCCATATCGCCCGGCGATCCGTTGCGATCCTTCCGCCCGGCCCAAATGACACGATCGCTATGCAGGTTCATCCGGGTCCAGCGGATGACGCCATCATCGAAGCGAACGGCCAGACGGGACGGAGTGCCGCTGCACTGCTTGAGCGCCCAGCACGATCGCACCTTGAGCACCGACAACCAATACCCGTCACCGTCGCGATAGCGCCAGTTGCGGCCTTTAGCCTCAAGGTAGAAATCGACTGGCGGGTGATCGCCGCAGCCACGCCTGAGCATGGCGAAGTCAGGCCCGTAGGACAGGGCGTTGATCTTCTCGAAATCGTAGCCCCAAGCCTCCGCGCACTCCTTGGCGATCGCCCGCTCGACGGCCTTGGTTGCGTCGTTTTCGAATAGCGGACGCGCCGTCATCATGTGTCAGCCAATTCGAAGGCTGCAACGATTTGCGCGACGTTGACCGACGCCGTGGTGCGGCTGGTTGGCGCAAACAGGAGCCGTCCCGGGCTGTCCCGCAGCCAGACATCCTCCCCGGTCTTCATGGTGACATCGATCCACAGCGAACCATCAGCCGCCAGATGAACCGCTTCGATACACTCGATCGCGAGCGTGTGCCCGGTGATAAGCAAAAGGCCGAACGACCAGCAGTCATCCATCATGCGAGGGATAAACCAAGCAGGAAGCAGCCTCTTCGCATCGATCCCCTTTGTGAGATATTCCTCACTCACATCCATCACATCCCCCTTTGCCGTTATTGCGGACGGCCACTGCCGTTGAGATTCACCACCTTCTTGGCGGCCTCCATAGCGGCCTCCGCCTCGGCCACCTCCTTGTCGTAAAGGCGCTTTTCGACGCGCCATGCCAGTTCGCCCTTCAGCGCGGCGATGTCCTGCTCCAAGCAGACCCTCCGGTGCTCAAGCTCCAGCTTGGCCAGTTCCCGCTTCAGGGAGCTATCCGGCGTGTCTTCGATCTGTTCCTTGGCTTCCCAACCGCTACCGAACTCTTCCCCCCATTGCCGGTCGATGTATTTGTCCGCTGCCCGGATCATATCTGCCAGTACGCTCATTGTTCCTCTCCTCTTTTTTCTAGTATCGCAATCTGCTTCTTAAGACCATCGACCAGCTTGCGGGCCTCCTCCGGTATGATCTTGAAGGTGATAGACACCTCATCGTGCTTTCCTGATAGTGTCACCATGATAACATCGACGAAGATGCTTGCCTTAATATTGATGCCGCTATCCGGTCCTCTTGCCATCACATCATCCCTAGTTGTGGTCGATCGCTTGCCATTTGGAATTGCTGCACGGTCTCGGTGATCCCCTGAAGCGGGGTGAAGGTGAGGAGCATGATGCCGTTGGTCGTCATCAGGCGAATGATGCACTCGCCGTAGACATCCATCGGGCATTCCTCATCCGCCCAAATCACATGCTGGGACGTGCCCTCGAACGAGCCTCGACCTTGCTCGTAGGATTTCATACCCAAGGTCGACCAGCCGCCCGACACATGCCGGACCTTCACCAAGTCGGTGAGGTCTTCGACGCCGCGCTTCCACGTCACCCTGCCTATCAGATTGCCCGGGACCATGCCGGTTCCGGCGAGTTGCTTGCGAGTGCCATCGTAGGCCACAGGGCCGAGCAGGGCGGCCTGCACGATGTCGCGGGTGGATTCGTTCTTCTTGCCGCACGCCCACGCCCTGACAGGCCCGTCAAAGCGCCTGCCGTCCCACCAACCGGGATAGAGCCCGGTGAGGTGCGCGGTCACCTCGAACGCCCCGGTGATCGTCTTGCCTACACGATTAGCTGCCAAAAAGCAGCGTTCCCGGTAACTGGCCCCAGCCTCGAAGAACTCGACATGCTTCGGGTAGTGACGCCGGGCATAGACAAGCACGGTGCCGTCGAGGTCGAGCCGGTCTTCATCCGGGAAGAGTTCGAAGAACTGGCGCTGCTGGAGCCGTCGCGACATGGTGGCCGCGAGCGCGGCGTAGTGCTGCCGGGTTTGCAGCGGGAGGAGGTCCATGTCCTCCAGAGGCAGGAGGTCCAGCATGTCACTGGACGGTCATCGGGACGAAGCTGACCATCTCTCCGAGTTCGCCCTTTTGGGCCGCGTCGTGGACTACCCGCTGCATCGCGTTGCGAAAGCCGTCATCGCCGAAGGACCGCGCCACCCCGAGCGCCACGATGAAGTCGACCGGCACCGGCTCGTTCGCTTCGTGGTCGGGAATCGTGATGAAGCACTGCCCTTTGCGGATTACCATCTTGATGTCGCCCGGCTCTGGTTCGGGCGGGTGGTCGTATTTAGTCACCGTCGCTTCCATCGTCTCTCATCCCCATTCGAAGGAAGCGGCAGGGAGAGAAAGGCCCTAAACTCCCTGCCGCCGATTCCCATCACGGACTTTCCTAGCCGCGTCACCTTGACCCCAACAATAAACTGGCACGAGGAGCCAGCGGGAGGCGGGGAGGTGACTTTTCGTTGTTGGGCTGGCCGCTCGCCCTCAAAATGCGCCTCCCTACCTACCGAGTGAATGCCGATTCCCATCCGGCCACCGTACCACGAAACTGCCAGAGGTCAATGCTTCACGCCAGCCTTGATCGATCGCACCTCCGCGTGGATCGCCGCCATTTCGAAGCGGATTTCGTCATCCGTCATCGAACTGTAATTGTGGTTGAAGGTCGAGACGTTGACGCTCCGATCGATGAACAGCCCAAACAGTTTGGCCTTGCACGCCCCGGCTTGGACGGCGGCTGACACCTGCCCGAGCTTGAGCGCGTAGGCTCGATCCTCATCGAACTGCGCGGCCATCGAATCGATCGTCACCTCGACCCGCGCCAGCGCCTTGCCTTGGAGTTCGGCGATCCGCGCGACGACATTGCCTTTTCTAGCCAGCCTCGACGCATGTTGCATGGATGGTCGATACCCTGCCAGCGCATATGCCTCATCCAATGTCTTGCCGGTGACGCGGAACTGACAGAACGATTCCTGTCTGGCATTTTTGAGAATTGGCATCAGACATCCTCTGAGTTTGCCAAGCGGTGAGCGCCGCGTGATGCTGATCGACGTTCCGGCTTGGATTTTTCCATGCGAATTTGAACATCGCCATTTTCTGCTCTTCGGCAAGTGCCTCCCGGTTGGGATAGCTTTGAACGAATACGTCCCATTTGGCTTTGTGTTCTGGCGTCATTTTCCCCTCCGGTTCATCGAAAAAGTGGCTGGACCATGTGGTTCAACCTCCCCTCATAGAGGGGGAGGGTTGTGAACCAGTCCACAAGGGTGGTCTCCGGTTTCGATTTTGGTCCAACCAATGTTGCTATGTAAATATGTGAAAACATTAACAAATCTATCGATGCTGGTTCAACCTAAACCCCTGAACCAAAAAGGGCTGGACAAATCGCTTTTGGTTCACACTTTATGCGGGTGAACCAGCAACTTCTGATGTGCCTAATTCGAGCGCCTTTTCGCCCTCCTTGGTGAGGACCAGTTTGCCCGAATAATCACGCATCCACTTCTTTTCGCGGAGCCGATCGACGGTCCTGCGGGCGGTGCTTCGCGATGTCTGCGCCTTCACCGCGATTTCGCGCTCTGACAGGTTGGCCTCCGCGTGGACGGCGGCGAGTATGGCAAGCTCGACCCGGTTTTGTTCGGTCTTGAGTTCGGCCTCGCGGCTTTCGACCATTGGCCGGACCACGGTGGCCGCCATCTGGTTGCCTTCGCTATCGAGCAGGTATTCAGGCTTGATGATCGCGGACTCCAGTTTGATCGGATCGAACGGGATGCCGCGCAGCTTGCCGAGCCAGTGGAAGGTGGCGACGTTGCCCTCCACCCATGAGGTGAGGTTGCCGTCGAGTTCATTGGTGATGGCCGAGCCGCCGCGTGGCAGCAGATCGTCGCGCTTGGCCCGCTTGACCGGGTGAGCCACGATAATCCCGACAGGTCGCGCCGGGTGGAACTCCAGCAGCGATCGGAAGTCGGCGGCGAAGTCGAGCATGGCCGTATTGAGGCTGTCATCGTCGCCGAGGAAGAAGGCTTGCAGGCTGTCGAAGACGACCAGCGCAAGGTCTGGATACTCGCCGAGCAAATACTGGATGCGATCGGTCGCCTCCGAGATGTCGAACACGCCTTCATGCCAGACGATCGGCAGATCGTAGGGATCGATGCCAAGCTCCGAGCACATCCCGTAGAACTGGTAGCGGACGTTATCGGGGTTTTCGCCAGCGAAAATTACAACCGTGCCTTGCTGGCACTTGCGACCGCAGAACCACTCGCCGCGCGCCACCTTGATGGCCATCAGGAGAGCGATCAACGTTTTGCAGTGCCCAGTGTTGCCGGTGAATGTGTAGGTCGATCCGCGTAGCAAAACACCTGCCACCAAATAATCCGGTGGTTGCATCTTTTCGAGAAATTCGACGGAACTGATGAAGCCGTTGAACTTGCGGCCTCGCTTGCGGGCCTTTTTGGGCTTGGAGAAAGCGCCTTCGCCATTC